TTCTTTTTAGTTAAAATAACTAAGATTAGGAGATTACAGTGAGTCCGTCAGCAGAGTTGAAGGTAGTAAATTCAGCAAGATTTACTGAACTTTCCAAGTTAGCCAATTTCGCAAAACGTCTGGCACTTCCAGTGCGACCTATAGTAGGAGCCGAAATCAACTGCATTGAAGCAGTGTTCGTGATGGAAAGAGGCGGGTCGCCAGCTTTGGTGTAAGTATTGACGTACACGCCACTGCGCCCACCATTTTCTAAAGTACCGCCCAAAATACGATTAAATTGACCTTGACGGCTTAAGAAAACGACAGTACCTTCATCTAGTACGCGAGTAGGGACAGATTTTCCTTCGTTGTCAGTTAGTTCAACATAGTCGTCAACCAATACGAACTTAGGAAGGAATCTACGAGTCATGACTTCGTTAACTTGGTCAATGCTAGGAGTGCCAGTAATGACATTGCCTAGAACATTAGCAGCAACTACAGCCTCTTTAACAGACTTACAGCGAACCATGTTCAGAAGCAAACGCTCCGAGATAGCAATCTCGTCAGCAGGGAAGCCATTAACCCATTTGTAGTTCGAGTGCATATCTACAAGGTCTTGTAAAGGGTCAGCAGTTTCATGCTGAGTCCAATCGCGCTTCAAGCTATCAACAGTTTCAGTTCCGTTGTAATCCGTTTGATAAACTGGCTGAGGGAACATATTGCGGCGGACGGGCATTGCCTTGCGCCAGTCAAGTGAAACGTTCAAACCTGTACGACGGTCGGTATACGCCATCTTACCAGTTTGAAGAGTCTGCCAAGCAAGATAGTCAATCAAGTTGATGTGACCACGTACAAGAGAAGCTACTGAACCGAAAATGACCTTAGCCAATTCGTTATCTTGACCCAACTGTACTTTACCTTCAGAAACTTGGATGTTCTGGATGGTGATGTTGCGGAGCTTAGCGATTTCACTAACTTCTTGCATACGCCATTGGGTATCTTCATCCCAGTGATACGAAGTTGCTGCTTTGAAGTTACGAGCTTGAATGCGAGAGAAGTCGCCTTTTTTCGCTTCAGGGTAATCTTGACCAGTGGCAACCAAAGATGCAATGGGGTCAACGGTTGTACCGATGTAAGCAAGCCAGTCACGACCTGTCTTTTCAATCAAAGGTACATAAGTGTTGAGAACTTTGCTGCGTTCTTTGGTCTGACGAAGAGTATTGTTGATAACCAAGTCAGCCGCTTTAGCAGCACGTGCTTCTTTTAAGAAAGCTTCAATAGGGGACATTGTTGCCATTTTTTTTATATTTCTCCGTTATTTGTTGAAGTATGGCTTAATATGCAAGTGCAAACCAAACAAACGCTTCAACTGTAAATCGATGTATGGCAGATTATTTTGGTAGATACCAGCGATTTCACTGATAACTGCAAAATGGCGCACAGGCTCGTTAGTGAGGTCTACAGGGTCAGGGTACAAGCCAAGGACTTCTTCGACATTGATACCAACAATAGAGTTAATAGGTAAAGCTTGAGCCGCATTCGCCGCCAAAGTTACCGAGCGAACACCAGTAGTAGCATTTTCAGCACCGATAGCGAGAATCGTACCTAAAGGAGTGAGATTGTCACCTAAGTAACCAGCTTCAGTAGTTTCAACAACAACTTGACCAGCAGCACCAGAGGTAGCGAAATACACATTATAGCTATCGTTAGCATAAATGGTAGCAACAGCAGTGGAACCAACTTGAGCGAAGGTAATACCAGCAGTCAATAGAGCAGCAGCGTTAGCAGTTGCGAAATCAGCAGCAGCACCAGCACCAGTCTGAGTAGCTCCTACAGTTGCAGAGTAAGTTACACCAGCAATTTTGGCAGTGATGATGTCGCCAGTTGCAAAAGTGCCAATAAACTTGACTTTAGCGTGGCAATGCTTAGCGTACAGTACATCACCAACCTTGAATTGAGCGCAAGGGCTTTTCAATTGAATTGTAGGAGAGTTAGTAGCAGTAGCAGCGTTTAGGCGAGTGCGAGGGAGAAAACGGGCAACTCTTTCGCCAGAAGTGCCAGTAGTAGCGATAAAAGAACCTTCAGGAATCGAAGCGACACCTAAAGAGTCGAGTTGGACATCAGCGCTCTTAATTTCAACACCATCAATTGCAACTTTCTTAGCTGCGGCGTTAAAAATGATTGCCTTACCGTTACGAATAAATTTTTGAGTTGTTAAATACATTGTGTTTTTTGCTCCTTATAGTCCGAAATCCAGACCCATAGCCACAAGGTCGCCCTTAGCAGCTTCTTCGAGGCTAGCCGAGAAATTAGCAGTTGCAACTTCTTCAGCACTCACGGAGAAATCGGTGAACTGAGTAACATTAGCAACATTACGAAGTAAGCTGTACGCAAACTCCGACATATTGAGTTGTTCTTGCAAATCACGCGCACCGTTAGTTTGAGCAATGCCAGTGAATTGTGCTACTCGTTGGCGAGGGTCAGAGAAGTTACCGATAAGAGCTTCCTTCATTGCAGGGGTGATAATACCGTCAACAACATCTTGGCTAATACGAGCGTTCAAATCAGTCAAAGCTTGAGAAAGATTAGCTTCAAATTGAGCTTTGGCAAAGTTTGCATGTAAAGCTTCATTTTCTGCACGTACTCGTTGAATTTC